CGTCACGTCGGAGACAGGGAACTGCGCAATCATCGTCCGCACGTCTTGGCCGTAAGCCGCTGGCTTCAGTCGGATCAGCTTGCCGGGGCCGGGCCGCTCCATATCCTTCACGTTGATGCGAGAAGGGTCCGCTGTGAACATATTGTTCAGCGCCGCCCGCACGTTGAAGAAATGGGAATTGAACAGCCAGTCCATGGTCTCGTTCAGCGGCTGGAGGATCTCCAGCATGGACCGGTTGTAGATGTTGTAGCCCTCGATCTCGAACGGGACCACATCGAAGGGGTAGCGGTTATGGAGCAGACCCAGCGGCTGCGCTCCAATAACGATCGAGTCATTCGCAATCGTGAACACCCACTTCTCTTGGTTCTCGTTCGCGCCGACTCCGAGCTCGCGGGGGATAATCGTCCAGTGGAATTCGGTGATGTCCACCGTGGAGGGATGATCGTCCGAGACTGAGTACACCGAGATGTCCCGGCCCGGGGGATTGGAGAAGTTCCCTTCCCCACTCGAGTCATCCGAGCTATGCCCTCCGTCCTTCTTCAGGTGCTCGATGTTGAAGTACTTGCCAGAGACTGCCCCTGCCACGATCCGACCCCATACCAGCTTATCCTTGACCGCGCAGAACTCGCCCTCTTGGAAGCGGAGAATAGGGACGGAGGGATCGGAGTAAAAGTCCTTCGGCCTGACGTTAAAGAGCTTAGTTCCCTCATACCCCACGACCTCTTCCACCTGCGATACGGTCTCCATCGAGCCGGGGATAGGCACGCCGAGGAAAGTCTTGGGCTGCCGCACGCTGCGAGTGATGTTGAAGGTTTCCTTGTCCCAGTACTGGCCGAGGATTCCCACTCCGTACTTGCCTATGTCCATCAGCCAGACGAACAGGGGGACCATATTCTCCCCTGCGGAGAGCTGGTAATCCAGCAAGCATTCCATGCCGAGCTCCGCGTCCTGGGACTCGCCGTGCCGGCCCTTCAGTTGCAGGATCGGGTCGCGCGCCATGAAGACGCTGGTGTAATACGTATGACTCGTCAGGAGCATCGCGTAGCTATACGGCACCTTGATAGTGGTGTAGTCCTGCTCGCCGGAGTCCCGCTTACTCTTCCGCTCGGAGTCGTATTCCGCCTCCGGCATGTAGGCCGTGTAAGCATCCTCCGCCTCCTCCCAGGCCTTCTCGCGGGACTTCCTCTGCTCGTCCTTGGAGACGCGCATCCGACGCTTAAAATTGTCGATAATCAGTTTATGCAACTTGGACCCGCGCGGGATGTACTTGACCTCCGGCCGCAGTGTATCGCTAGTTCTCATGGGGCACTCCTAAAATTCAAAGCTGGCAGATCTTCGTCATCCTCGACCTCGGAATATTCTCCCTCGATCCAGTCCGACACGCCTTTCTTTTCGGCCCAGTAGCAGCCGATTGCAACCGCGTCGAGTACGTCATCGTGCATATCCCCTGTCGGGGAGTATTCCGCAAACTGCTCGAGGAACTTGGAATGCTCCGGCCGGCAGAAGAACCGCCAATATCCTGTGGTCTCGCCGAGAGCCTGGATGATCCGGTCCGCCTTGGACCGCTTGTCCTGCTCTCGATAGATCGGAATGAACACGCGCTCCTCGCGCATCGCCTGTTCCAGATACCACGCGAGGGTCCGCTGATAATGGACGCTTTCAACTACGACTCCAATCGGGCGCCAACGGCGCGCAAATTCAAAGACGGACGCCTTCACCATCTCGGGGTTCTGGCCAGTTGCGGCCTTGTAGTCCACAAGATATATGTTGTCTTTGTGGAAAGCAAGAACTGCCACAACATTGTCGTCGGCGGTTTTGGCGTCAGAACTGGCCGGGTCAATCGCTATGATGTACGTGGCTCTCTCGGGAAGGGTGTCCCAGTACTGCATGTTCTCGAACTTGAAACTGGCCGTTTCATCCGAGACAATCTTGCACTCCTTCTCGCGGAGCCAGAGGGAGAGCTGGCCTACGCGAATGGCGTTCGCCTTGAGCCGTTTGAGCTCCTCCGTCGGGTACCGCTGGGGCCACCGGCTTTCCCCGTGTTCGTCAAAGATACCATATCGGATAAACTTCCACTCAGGGTTCTTCTCCAGCCCCTCAATCAGGTCGAACTTGGACTTGGGCGTATCCAGCACCACGGCCTTCGCGTTCGGGCTCTCGGACTTCGGGGCCAAGCTGTTCAGCAGCGCGCCAAACACCAAGCCCACTTCCTTCTTCCGCTGTTCCGCGGAGCCGCTGGTTTCATCCGTGGAGGTGTCATCGCAGACGATCAGGTCTGGCCGGAAGTCGTCGATGTTGAAGCCGCGGAGCTGGCCGGTGATCCCCAAAGCGAGGATGGTGATCGGCACCTCCTCGACGCCATGCAGCACCTCGACGTGATCGTCCGTCCACTTGCCGCCCTTGCGGAGCCGGAACGTGTTCGCCCAGAGCGTGTTATGCTCGATCTGCCGCTTCACCCAGCGGAGGGACAGAATCGAGTGGCCTTGGCTGGCGGAGACAACGAGAACCGTCCGGGAGATGCCGTAGGCGATGCGCTGGCTGATGAAGGTCCGGAGCAGGGTGGTCTTGGCCCCATCCCGGAAGACTTCGATCCCTACATTCCTGTAGTCCGGATTCATCAGGGCCCAGCCGATCTCCTCGTGAAAGAGGGGACTGGCCTGCCTAAAGGTCTTGGGGAAGAACAGCTTCCCGTACGTGACAAGGGAGGTCGCGCCGAGCTTAATCGCCTCGGCGGGGGGAATCGGGAGCCGGTCAACCATTACCCAACTCCCAGGCCTTTCTAGCACAACAAGCTAAAAAGAAATCTGGTCCATTGTATAGATCTCGACGAATACCCCCCGGTTCTCGCACTTGCACGCGATACAATCCACCTCGCTGATGAATCCCATTGATTCCAAGCGAGTTCCTTGGTCTAACCCTGACGTTCAGCGATTGCTGTCTAGCCGTAGCCCAACGGCAATTCTCCCTAAAATACCCAAGATCGTTATTCAGTCTATCCAGACTCCGGCCTTCAGGACATTTGCCCATATCTTCTAAGAAATTATCATAGATTTCCCAACGAGAATCATACCGTATTCCTCGCCCCCCATAGGCTCCCCATGAGCTACTATTTGGATTATTACAACGCTGCTTCATATTTTCCCATATACGCTTTGTCAGTGACCTGTCTCTCATCATTATCTCCTAAGGGTGCCAGATGTGGACTTTAAAAGCTGAATGCGGCATCGAAACCTCTTGAGCAAGCACAACGCGCTCAGGGAACGGGACTGAAGGGTCGTACCATTTCACAACTTCACAAAATTCAAAACTCCAGAGACACTCAGGAAAAAGCACCTTTAGTACTGGGTAATACAACTGTTTAACTTGCCACCAAGCGTCTGCGGTATGTTGATATTTTATCTCAATGATTGTAATAACCCCTCTTGGAACATCAAACATTACTGCATCGGGCTGGCACCAGCGCCATTTCCCCTCGGCGTAGAAGCGGAGCCAAGGCGAATCCACATACCTGTCCCCGTAGAACTCTCGCAGGTACGCCTGCACCTTTTTCTCGTAGCGTACCCCCTCGGCGCGCCGGCCGGTGTATCTCCGCTTCCGCATGAAGGTGGGGATGCCGAACTCCGCTTTCAGGACCCGGCCCGCTGGCCGGAACCCCTCGGGCGGAGGGAAGGGGAGTGTACTCACGGCAGATCCTCGGGCAGGGGGAGGAGTTCCCCCTCGATGGGCTCCGGCGCGGGAGACTGAGCTTGCCCCACGCGCTGCATCAGCTCACGCGCCGAGGCGAGGTCGTCAGGACTGGCCGTGTAGACATTCGTCTGGTTCATGATGACCCCTGCGCCGCCCTGAGGGGCCCGAGAACTCTGGGGCGCGTAACCGAGCCGGTGCAGGATTCGGTCCGTCGCGTCGAGGATGAACTCCGGGTCCTCGGTCTGCTCGAGGGCCGCGGTGAGCTTTTCCACCGCGATATCGCCTGCGCGCCGGAGCTTCTGGGGAATCGAATCCGCGATTTTCACGGCGATCCCTTGCTGGCGGCGCGCGAGCTCGTGCTGGAATATATCGCTGTGGATAATGGAGCTGACCCAACTCTGCGTATATCCAAAGTTGTCCGCGCACTCGCGGAGACTCTTATCCGGATTGCAGAGGAGCCAGTTCAGCAGCATTTCGTGTGTGTGACTTAGCTTGACAAGTTCACCCATATCTTCTTCCTTTCAAGCGGGGTCCGCCGAGGGGCGGGGTATGGGGGCTACCGTACTTGACGGCGGCGGGGGTGTCAAGGGCTGGAGGCTATCACCCCTTACGCCAAGCGTCTGCTATCTGGCGGGCTCTATCTTCGCTTTCCACCGTAATCACTAAGCGCTTTCTAGCTCGCTGTACATCCACCCGCCAGTATCCCGAGCTGGTCATGTAGTACCCTTTTCCCTGCCTCTGCCTTTTATTCAGCGCCTGGACATCAGGCAACGCCCAACGACAGTTTTCCGGGGAGTATCCTAAATCGTTGTTGATCCTGTCTATCGTGTGGCGCGGACTCGGCGCGAACCCCATGCTCTGTATAAAGTTCTTAAATTCCATCCATTCCGAGCACACAGTAATCCCCCTGCCGCCGTAATACGGCCAGCTCTTGCTGGCCGGGTTAGTGCATCGGTGGAGCATTCCGCGCCATATACCGTATTCTCGCGTATTAGATTTTCCGAAACAGGTTTCACGCTTTCTACGCTCAACCTCCGCCCTAGCCGCTCTCTTCTCCGCGTTACGCTGGATTCTACGCTTAGCGAACTCCTCGCGCCTGCTGGCTAGCTCGGCCTCTACAGTGGCCAAGACGGCCAGCCTTCTCTGCTCGTTTTCCTTTGCAATTCTAAGCGTTTCTTCGGCGGCGCGGACGCGGGCAAGAGCTTTCTCGAGGGGGGTCATGGCGGGGCTCCGAGGCGGGTGACGGGGGACGGTTAATTTTATAATTAACATCCCTCTTTATGTCAATTACTGAATGGGACTTCGGCAACCTGCTCAGAAAATCCCTGAGGTCAATCCCCCCCGAGTAAGGCCCCCGTCGAGGGGGGGCGGCCGGGTCG